TCTTGAGGAGGGAATGGTTTGGAAAAATATTAGAGAATTAGAGGCAGACACCTCTGTTCCCCACCTCACTGTTTGTAGAAAGGCTTGTTTTGTATCATGATTGACGAATTTGAAACTAGCATGAGATCATATGTAAAATACGAATATGACCATGATGAAGATTGTATATATGTAAAAACTAATATAAGTCCATACTTTGGAGATGAAAAAGTATGTGAAGACATTTCTAATATGCTTCATTCTATTTCCAATGGTTCATTTATTGAAGATACAGCTAAGTCCATGATTTCATATGGAATTACCAACAATACAGAAACTACAGTTAAAAAAATTATGACTAAATGGAAGCGACGTATAATCTCAGACAAAGAAAAAGACCCATACGTCTCTCCTATCAATGTATTTGAGTTTAGAAAAGCTGGTGATATCGGTGGCTAAAGAGATAATATGGGAGAAGTGGAACGATCCTCTTTTTGGAAATGTAACCAAAGTTGTAAATTCTTCGTCTGATGAAGAGGAACAATTTGGAGAAGACTTGTTTTCTGAAATTAGTGATGAGTTTGATATTGGCTCTTCAAAACTAATTCACACTCCACTTGGACTATACTCTATATCAGATGAGGCATTGTTATGCGAAAAGTTTAACTTTTGGCTAATGCATACTAATTTTGACATTACAGAAAAAATAGTCGATATAATCAGTAAAATTTCTGGCGTAGAAACATTAGACGTGTATTCTAGGTATCGGTTACGAATAGGTATACCTATGACTGGATTATTTGAAGCTTCTAAAGTCAGAAAAGAGATAAATGATAAAGTCAAGAAGCATGAGAATGAAGCGTCAAACACGATATTAGACAAAATGATAAATTTTAATTCTGAAAATTAATCGGCATTTTTCTGGTGTATTATATGTTGCCGGGACATAGGAATTTATTTTAGGATCTTGCTAGGATGTACACGTTCCATTTATGGAGGTTTTAATTATGGCAGTCCCAGTAGGCAATAACCATCTTGCTAATACACCAGCTAACGATGTTAATAATGGTGGAACAATTTTCCACGCAGGAAACATTGACAGCACAAATCAGATTACTAAGTCTATTACTCCGGGTAGAACAATAGATACTTCTCACAGTAACAGCCCAAGAGAAGGAGCAACTGCTGCTACCGCTTCTAAGGCTGTGAGTGGTGGTAATTTCGCTCACAATCCACATGTGACTACGTCTCGTTCAAAGACAGACACTGGATTCGTTATGTTGAGATTACCAACTATTCTCGCTGGAGTAAGTGGTGGATCTGCAAACAGTGCCATGTATATGGCTTCGGCAACTTATGCTGTAGCTGATGGTACTACGGAAAGAAACCCAACTCCTGTTGGTGCTAAGACTCTTACTAAATGGAGAGCAAATCAGTTCTCTTGGACTGGTACATCTGGTTCAAGACATAACTGGGTTGATGCTTCAAACGCCGCAGAAGCCCCTGCTGCTCTGGGTAGTTCCTTCCACAAAATTGCTGGAAGTATTTATGACTACGCAGTTCAAGTTGGAGATACTTCTGTTTACGCTATTCCGGGTCAGCTTACCTATCACGAAGGTAAAGCATTCCCAACTGGTAGCGAATCAGGTGCAGTTGTTGGTAACACCACTGGTGCGACCAGAGATGAGTACGAAGGTACTGATCGCAGCAAAGCAAGCTCCAGCTTGGTAGGTTAGTTTGAATTAGAATAATCCGTCGCACCCGAAAGGGTGCGGCGGTATTCTTCTCACAGAGGGGATCGACATGGGTGATAAGTCTGATAAAGAAACCATTTGGAAAACAACAACTGTGACTGCGATAAGCTGTATCGTCCTAATGGTTGGGTTTTGGCTGGTTGAGGCAAAGGCATACGTTACGGAAAATAAAGTATCGGAAATGATTCAAAAGGAATCTCCTTACGTTATTGATAAAGAGCTAGTTCGCGCAACATTGAACGAAGTAAGATTGAATCTTAGTGCTAATACAGCAGTGTTGAACGAATTGAATGTTGAGATAGCGAAGCTCAGGGAAAAATTAGATTCTATAGAAAGACAATAACGTATCAGAATTTATAAAAAGAAGCTTGACTGACACGGATTTCGGTGTTAAATTAATCACAAACTATTTATCTTTGGAGTAATTCTGATGAAAGAAAAATTCAAATCACTTATCAATTCTAGACGATTTTGGACTGCCGTAGGCGGTGTCGCTGTAGTTTGTTTGCAAGATCTTATTGGGCTTCCAGAAAATACAGCCAACAGCATTGTTGCATTAGGTGTAGCTTGGATCGTAGGTGACAGTTTGAGAATCACTGAATAGCAAAACAAATGCTTAGGATTCATAAAAGTCCGTAGCTTTGGCTACGGGCTTTTTTTTTCAAAATTGTTAAGGAAGATCAAAAATGGAAGATGGGACGGAAAGAGGATTGGCTATATCAGATCGGCTAAATAAATTCATCTCTAATAAATTTGTCTGTGAAATTGGTTGTGCAGATGGAGCGGTATTATACGAGATGTCAAAATATGCTAAGAAAGCAATCGGCATAGAAGTAGATTTACCGTTTATAGATTCAGCGAACGCAAGGGATTATAAGTGTGAAACAAGCATAGTACATGCTGACGCTTATAATTTTTTAAAAGAAAACACGCACATAAATCCAGACGTGTTTTACTTTTGGACAAACTATAGAAAAAAAACGAGTGGGATGCAATGGTGGGTGGAGAAAATTCTAGAATTGCGTGGAACAACCAATCCAGTAATCATGTGTGGTATAAATACTGATTATGAATATGGAATGCAACTTGGTACGGCAAGAGAGATACAGAGCATTTACGGCGGTGATATTGTATCCATGCCTTACAATCCACCGGGTTGGGAGCCAGATAAAAAATTTTATGGGTTTTCGGTACTTGTAATACAATGTAATGGGCAAACTGTAAACATAGATCGGAAAGCACCAAATATAGACCGAAAGACATATGATAGTATAATCAATCCCGAATACCTGAATTACATTCATAAACTATCATCTGTTGATATTAATTCGGTTTCAGTTGATCCCAATGATTTATAAAAATTAAAAATTATTTACATAAAAATTGCACTATGAGGAAATGGCTGTGACTCAGAGAGAGATTAGAGTAAAGAAAAGAAACGGAAGACTACAAGAAGTAAACTTAGACAAAATTAACGAATGCGTTGAGAGAGCATCATCTAATCTTGAGAATGTGTCTGTAAGTGAAGTTGTACTAGATGCAAGCCTTCAATTATATGACAAAATTACCACGGCTGAAATTGACAAAGCTCTTATTATGTCTGCAAGGTCTAAGATAGAAAAAGAGCCTAACTACTCAAAAATCGCAGCTAGGATGCTTCTGAATAATATATACAAAGAGGTATTTGGCGAAACTGTTGACTCAGACACATTCGATCTTCAACATAAGAAGTCTTTTATACAAAACATAAAAAAATTAGTCAGAGAAAAAAGGCTTAGTGAGAAACTTCTAAGCTTTAATTTGAAACTTCTGGCTGAAAAACTTGATACAAAAAGAGACTCTCAATTCAAGTATTTAGGAATACAGACTCTATATGACCGATACTTCATTCATATTGAAGGTAGAAGGATGGAGGCACCTCAGTCATTTTGGATGAGAGTGGCTATGGGGCTGTGCATTAATGAGGAAAACAAGGAAGAAAGAGCGATAGAGATATATGAAATGATATCTTCTTTCAGATACTGCCCTTCTACACCAACATTGTTTAACAGTGGCACTGCTAGGTCTCAGCTTTCTTCTTGTTATCTAAGTACAGTCGATGATTCTATCGACGGAATATTTGGTACTATTCATGGTCAAGCGAGATTGTCTAAATACGCTGGCGGCTTAGGAGTTGATTGGACTCCTGTAAGATCTACTGGTTCTCATATTCAAGGAACAAATGGAATATCTTCTGGACTTATTCCTTGGTTAAAAATATTCAACGATACTCTTGTTGGTGTTAATCAAGGAGGAAAGAGGAAAGGTGCTGGCTGTGCTTACTTAGAAGTCTGGCATATGGATGTTGAAGAGTTTCTCGATCTCAGAAAAAATACTGGAGATGACAGAAGAAGATGTCATGACATGAATACTGCTCTTTGGGTATGTGATGATTTTATTATCGCCGCCAAAAAAGAGTCAGATTGGTATTTGTTTGATCCTAAAGAATGTCCAGAGTTGCATGAAACATATGGAAAAGAATTCACAAAATACTACGAGAAGTACAAAAAGATGGCAGACGATGGGGAAGTTCACAACTTCAGGATCATCAATGCCAAAGACCTGTGGAAAAAGATACTCACGTCTTTATATGAAACTGGCCATCCTTGGATTACCTTCAAAGATGCTTCTAATATTAGGTATAGCAACAAGCATGAAGGTGTTGTTCATTCTTCAAATCTTTGCACAGAAATTTTGTTACATACCAAGCCTACAACATATGAAAACGGTAACGTCAAGCAAAGAGGAGAAACAGCAGTCTGCAACTTAGCCAGTATCAATCTTTCAAATCATTTGAAGGTAAGGACTGTTGATTGGAAAAAGCTTGAGGAAACAGTTAATGTTGCGATTAGAGGACTCGACAATGTTATTGACTTGAACTTTTACCCTACAGAAGAGGCTAAAAATTCTAATCTAAGAAACAGGCCTGTTGGTTTAGGGGTGATGGGTACACACGATGTCCTTCATAAATTAGGAATCCCATACAACTCTCAGGAGGCCGTATCTCTTTGCGATTCTATACAAGAGTTTATATCTTTTCACGCAATCCTTACCTCATCGAAGCTGGCAAAAGAAAGAGGCCAGTACCCTTCTTATGTAGGATCAGAATGGTACAAAGGAAACCTTCCGATTGATACCTACTGTTCAATGATGAACGAAAGAGAATCTACCGATACTTATCAAGCATCTACGCTTGAGAATCTCGAATGGGATAAAGTGAGAAGCCATGTCGAAGATCATGGTGTCAGAAACTCTAATGTCATGGCAATCGCTCCTACAGCGACTATATCTTACATACAAGGATGCTCTCAGTCTATTGAACCTGACTACTCTGTGCTTTATGTTTATTCAACATTAAGTGGGGAGTTTACTATGGTGAATGAACACTTTGTTGAAATAGCCAAAAAGAAAGGAATATGGTGCAATCAACTTGTTGATGCACTTAAAGAAGTAGATGGAGATATTTCTTTACTATCTATTGAAAAAAATATTAAAGAAGAATTCTTGACTGCGTTTGATATTGATTATAATGTATTAATAGATGCTGCTTCAGCAAGACAAAAATGGATTGATATGGGTCAATCATTGAATTTATACAACAAGGCCAGTAGTCTTAAATTTCTTAATGATATGTATATGTATTGTTGGGAAAAAGGATTAAAGACAACGTATTATTTGAGAAGCAAAGCGGCGACCAGAGTAGAAAAGTCAACCGTGCAAAACATTGTAGAAGAAGAAGTGCCTGAAGAGGATCTAAGAAACGTCAAAGCATGTTCAATACTTGATCCAGACTGTGAGAGTTGCCAATGAAGTTCAGTGAGCATAGACAATCTAGAACTTCTCCATTGAGATACATATTAGAACTTAAACCAGAAGAAGCAGAAAAAGTAAAAGACCTTCTACAAAAAATTATTGAGAGATTGCAGGATGAAAAAAAGTAAAGAAATAATTTCAGACAAGGTTTCAGTTGTAAATCAGATTCTTCCGCACACAAACAAGTGGGCTTGGCAACTGTTCTTAGATGGAGCAGCAAATAACTGGATGCCAACAGAAGTACCAATGTCAAAGGATATTGAACAGTGGAGATCTTCCCAACTGTCTGATGATGAGAGACTGATGGTCAAAAGGTGTCTTGGGTTTTTTGCTGGATCAGAGTCTTTAGTGGCTAATAACTTACTACTAAGCATATTTAAGTTTGTTACTGATGCTGAGTGTAGACAATATATATTGCGACAGGCTTATGAAGAAAGCCTGCATAACCTTACCGTTGTTTATGTGTGCGATTCTTTGGGTTTAGATATTGATGAAGTCTATCAGGCTTATCTATCTATACCTAGCATCAAAGTCAAAGATGACTTTCTTATGGAAATTAGTACAGACATAAATAGGCCTAACTTCAACATAAATACTATTGAAGGAAAGAAAGAGTTCCTAAGAAACATAATTACTTACTATGTAATTTGTGAAGGAATATTCTTCTTTTCAGGTTTTGCTATGCTTCTTTCTCTTAATAGACAAAACAAGATGCCGGGAATTGGAGAGCAAATTCAATACACATTACGAGATGAAAGTTTACACATCAAATTCGGAACCAACCTAATCAACAGAATTAGAGAGGACAACCCAAAAGTGTGGAGCAAGTCTTTTGAGCAAGAGACTATGTCTCACATTGAAAAAGCAATCGAGCTTGAAGTTCAATACGCAAAAGATGTTTTGCCAAACGGAATACTCGGACTAAACTCTGATATGTTTATAGACTATGTAAAATACATAGCGAATAGAAGGCTAGTCAATCTCAATATGGATTCTCCATACAAAGATGCAAAGAATCCTTTTCCTTGGATGAGCGAAATAATTGATCTAGAAAAATGCAAAAACTTTTTTGAGACAAGGGTGACTGAGTACTCTAGTGGAAACATAGAAGATGATTTCTAAGATCTTTTATTACATTATGATTATTTATATAGCAGTAGTATCTTCTATTGATATGTACTGGTCTATAAAAATACATGAAGTTTTATTAGATATAGAACAGAATCCTATTGGTGTGTTCTTGATAGAAAAAAATGACGATAGCGTTGCCTTGTTTATGTCTTTTAAGTTTTTAGGCACAATATTTGTGGTCATGATACTTTCTGCTCTTTATAATAAAAATAAGAAGTTGGCTTGGTCAGTCATAACTGGCATAGTAATTTTTCAAACTTTCTTAATATACTATGTCTATAGCAAGCCCAAAGAAGAATATACTGGCTCCAAGAATCTGTACAACTTACAGAAGCTAGAGGACGGAACAATTTATGTTTCTCCAGTCTACATAAAGGAATGAAGATGCCTACATACGATTTTGAGTGCCAAAAATGTGGAGAGGTTCACGAAGTCTACAAACGATTCAATGAGGCAAAACCAGACACTGTTTCTGATCTTGAACTTGACGAACCGTGTTGTGAAGGAAACCCTGAAGTCAAACAGGTAATTTTGCAGGCTCCTCATTTTTCTGTCAGAGCAGCCTCTTCAGAAATAAAAAATCTAGGTCATCTTGCAGAACGTAACTCTGAAACGCTTTCTAATGACCACAAGATGGCTATTCATGCAAAGAATAAAACGAAAAGAATTCCAAGCTCTAAGGATCTTCCAGATGGTATGGTAAGAGTGAAGACAGACAAGCCAATGAGTTATGACGACATCGTAGACAAGGCAAATGAACAAAGAGAAAAAGAATTGTCTATGAAGAAAATACACAAGATGACAGATAAAGAAAAGGCAAAATGGATTAAAGATGGATAGAATACCGCATCAAGCCCGGCTTTCAATAAACGGATTTGTGTATAAGATCAATCCAGACGGAACTCAAAAACAAACAGAGTCTAATGTCAGACATCTAGTTTTGTACTTTGATGGAATGACTGAAGAAGAATCGGAAAAAAAGATGGATAAATTTTTAAAGGAATGTAAAGCATTATGGAAGACCACCACATAGTATTGTCCTGCAAAAAGTGTAAATCTCCAGTAGTTGACATTTGGGTTCATGACCCAAGCACTTTCAAAAAAACTGATATATCTTTATCTTGCTGTAATGAAACACATTCTGTTGGTGTAGTTGGTGACTTTGCAGTTGGTCAACTAGAGGGCATGGTAGAAGTGCAAGACATTGAGTATGAAGAAGGCGCTGTCAATGTAATAGCCAAAAGAACGGAATAGAATAACATGGAACATATACATAAAATCAATTCTTCAAAAGAACAAAAAGGAGAGGTTCTAGATTCTGCTGGAACTACCTCTTCCGTAATAGGATATGCAGAAGGTCTTACTGAAGTAGACGCTGATAGCCAAGAATGTCTTGCTAAATCAGTAGTGATAGTTAGTGAGGCGGGTGAAAGACACAAGTATTATGTAAAGGTTGGCAGTACCGGCGAGCTTTTCAATCCTTGGGGAATGTATTCAGAAGGAAGCTCAAACAAGTTTGCAAAACATAGGGGTAAATATGTTTGGAATTTAGTTGAAGTTTCTTTTAAGTCGTTCAATTTTTATAAACAGTTTTTGTCTAGCAGGAATCCTGCTTGGCTACACAATGCTCAACGGGAGTCCAGAAATGCCTAAAAAAACACTAGGTGACATAGAAAAATTTTACATTCGTGAACACAAACACTTGACAAGTCAAGAAATCGCTAGTAAACTTGATGGCATTGGCCCTAAGACTGTCGAATCTTATCTAGATACACTTGACGAGGGGGAACAGGGTCAAGAGAATATTGCCACGGCAAAATCAGAGGACTCTGGTGGGCATAAGGCTGGTAATCTGTTATCTCGCAATGAAGAGTATGGCGTTGTGGTAATGACACAAGAAGCAAGCGAATTAGCAGACGAACACAGAAGTGCAGTTAATACAGAAGAGGCACGATCTAATACAAGCGACAGAATTCATAGGATAAGAAATGACTGAGGATGCAAATAAAGAGAGCAAGTCTTGCTTAACAGAATATGGTTTGAAGAACTTTTACAGTCCAGAAAAGATGGAAAATGATACATGGGCTGAGATCGCTTTAGATAATGATGAGACAGCTTACCTGAATGATACTGAGGGATGGCTAAGTCTTCAAAAGTATTGCTGTGAAAATGAAGCTTGTATAGAAGAATTAAGAATTAGGTTTAGAGATCACACGGAAGTTGTAGGCCACGATGCAGATCAGTATGTGTTCACTCGTGGCGTTGGCTTAATGTTTGGAGAAGATCAGAGCCAAGACAACTATATTATTATTGGAAAAGTCTACGGTGGAACGGTTATGAAATCTTGGTGGAGAGTGCCAGAGGTAACTAGATTCCG